GTCGTTAACAAGGTGAGTGTAAAGAGCATGAGGACAAGGGCCCATCGTGTCGTACTCCCATAGAAGGTTACCTTATAAATGCCTGATAAAATCAGAGCACGCCGGATAATGTCGTGTCCCCAATACCAGCAGATTGCTGATACAGAGCCCCGATATGAGCCGCTAAGGCAGCCTTAACGTTAGCCGCGTCATATGTATCGGCGCCAGCAGGAACCTCGATGGTCGTTGTAACGATCATCGTGGTCGCCGGTTGGTCAACCAACGGTGTAACACCCTTGCGAGTGATACACTTATACACGTTACGTGGTACGTTAGATAAGCGCCCATTAACAGGGTTCGGAGCAGCAAGAACCTTGAATGACTTAGGGCGAGCGAAAGTGATCGTAAAAGGAGATGCAACAGAGTGAATAGTAACACCACTTTGAGTACCTCCTATAGCACTTACGGCCACTTGCTTGCCATTATTGTCAGGCGCAGTATCTGAAACAATGGTGTACGTCGGACTGGTAAAACCAGTTTGGGCCCCGCCAGTGACGGGAGAAGTAAGGGTAAAGCTCATGATACCTCCAGCCTATTAGGCCTAATGGTAAAACGGGTTTAGACTACCTATCGGTAGTACGGGACAGACCTATTATGCGAGGCAGCAAGAGCCGCAAGGTTCAGCCATTTCGTGCCGAACTTTGGTAGCTCTATCTGTAAGGACGGAATACCCAAACTTGGGATATCCCTACTAACCTTGCTATAGGTTGCAATTAATTTGCCCACGCTGCCAGTAACGGTCACAAGGTCTTGTTCGAACTCCCAATACGTATTGTTTTTGTCGAAATCCGGAACACCGTAGAAAGCTTGCTTCCTACGGGATCTGATCGTTCGACCATAATACATAAGGTTGCTCAAATTAACGACCGAGGCCTCGAGAATCTCCCCAATATTTGAGAAGTAATCCACGAGAAAGGAGTAAGGGATCAATTCCCAAGCAGTTGGCACGAACTCTTTAAGGTTAAAACCAGAGAGAGCTAGCGCTTTATCCACCTGAGATGTATAAATTTGACCTCTTACCATACCAAAATAACGCACCTCGTGGATATCGGTAACGATCCTTCGATCGCGTACCCATATTCCTTGAAATGCATTATAAAGGTCGTGAGAGCTAGAAACCTGCACCTCATCCTTACCAACAGCTGAAATTCGATGGTCAAATCTTTCATCGTTTAACCTGAGACAGGCTTGCAACCCGTCTTTAAGGTCAGACAACAAGGGAGACCAACCAAACGAATATTCCAGCCACGTATCCGCTAAAATACTTTGTAACTTCGAGTCGGATCTAACTCCTCTCCTCGCTTAGATAGAGAGG